GTTTAGTCGAAGAGGAGTTGAACGGTAATGTCCTCTGAGCTAACTGTTTTAATAGTCAACGTGTGTATAGTGTTGGCGATAACTATATGTACTGTTGTAGGTATGATTTACGATACGACTGGATGGGGTTTTTCGTATCTTTTATTATTCGGACTCATGTCCACAAAACGAGGTAACGACCATGAGCAATAAAGACTGGTACGCAAAGAAGCGCGACGAAATGTATCGCGCTTATCAAGCCGCGTTAGAAATGGAAGAGTTGGACGAAGCGCAACGACTTTTCAAAGAGTATGAAAACTATAAGCGCTTGGCGGGTGAGTTATGATACGCTACTACAACGGCGAGAAACTTTTAGGTCTTCTAGTCGGTACGTGTCCTAAAACCGGTAAGCCTGTATTGGTTGATAGTAATTTGAATTACTTCACACCTGACGTAGTTACACATCAAATGATGGGTAATACCGTACTAGACGAGCGAGTAAAGCGATTAACACCAAACAAACTGTACGACCCTTTCACTGAGTTACCCAAGCGTTTCTAACGTAACATACCTGGGCGGGTTCGTCCCGCCTTCACATTCTCGTCGACCTCTGCTTGACTTACGGGTCGTCCGATACAGCGGCATTGAAAATCCTGTCCAGGTATGATCGGCGTACCACGGTCGCTAAGCGGCGGGTTATCCCAACGATATATACCACGCCCATACACTGTAACCTTTGTGGCAATCTCATGGTGTCTATGTCTTACGCGCTCATCGTCCGAGTCGTCCCACTCAAAATACGGAAAACCCGCAGCGGTTTGTCGCTTGGCGTTGAGGTCGCCGTTTATCTTTGCGGTCTGGTCTCTCGCTATAAGCTTAGCGCGACGTTCAGTAACACCGAATTGTTCTTCAAGTAACTTAGCGATTGCACTTGGTCTACCGCCCGCTCGTACGTTACTGAGCACTATCGAGTCAACTTGCGTCAAGTATTGCGCCGGTATCGATTCGATTAAACGCACGTTATCGTATATCGAGGCCTCGACGTAGTCGCGCAACTCTTGATTACCTACGAACACGTCGATCCCCAAGTCTCGTTTCGTACGTTGCTCGTTGGTGCGGTCTGCAGTAGTAACGAACTTACGCGCGATACGTGCCGCTAGTTGTTTGAATTGTGGAGTCGACCATTTACCGCGAACGAAGTCTAACGCACCAGCAATCACGTCAACGAATGAAGCGTCCGCTACGTACTCGTAGCTGGTGGACTTAACGGCGCTCATAATATACGTGTCGATATCCTTACGCACTTCACGCACGATACGACGTAACGCGACCTGGTATTCCTGTCCCGCTTGTAAGTCTTGCTTAACGCCTTTCGGTTTGCGTCTACGTGTCGCGTTAAGTTGTTGTTGAAGTAGTTCGGCGCTTGTCATTTGGTCGAGTCCGTTAGGGTGATGTTCACATAGTAGCAAATTAATTTAAGTTTTTTTACTATTATTAGTTGACGGTCGTGTCAGTAGGGGTTATAGTTACCTTAACGAAACGCAACAACGAACTGGAGAATGACAATGTTAAAAGCTAAATGGGAAAACCTAATCAAAAAAGAAACTGGTGCTGATGTTAAAGTTAACCTAGTTGGTGAAGACAAAATTCAAGTACTAGTTAAAGGTGATAAAGCGTTCGACGTGTTTAATTTATTCTTCGGTAAGAATGTTGAGATTCTTGATGATGGGTTCTTAGTGGCGCTTTAAGCGCCTTGGAGGTTTAAATGTTTGATATACCACACTACTACAAACGACCAGACGAAAAACCAAGATGTGAACATCACGCGGGTGGCGATAGCTGGTACAGTGACGTTTGCGTTTGCTTCATGAGTGACGGCACTTTTGAGTTGAATAGATATATTGATAGTGACGACTTTAACGGTTGGAATTCAACGTCAGGCCTTAAAGTCGTCGCATGGATGGAGGTTTAGAAATGTACATCGAAGGCGTTAGAAAGATATTAACTCCAAGATTAGCAAAGAGTACTCACGATGCTGCGGTGATGGCCGAATCTTGTGGTTATGATTGCTTCTCATTTAATGGTGATGTTTACATTAAAGTTGAAGAGGGCGATAAATTTAAGTGGTTCAAGTCACCTTTCAGGGTTGTTGATTTCATGGTGGCACTATGATAATCAAACCGCTAGCCGC